GTACGCATGCGCTCTAAAAAAACGCCCTGTGAGCGTGAGCCCTTGCTCGAGTTGCATGGCTTGCACGCTGTAACCATGTTCTCAATGTCGATAGCAAGTTCAGGTGCAACGCTAATAGGAATGATGTGATCTATCGTCATGTCCTTGTTCTCAGCACCACAGTAGAAGCACACATAACCATCTCGAGCCAAGGCTTTGAGCCTTACCTCTTTATACTTACGACTAAGTCTAGGGTCATTGCGCTTGCTACTCATTGCCAACCCTTAACTCTTAGATGATGTAGTGCCTTACAATAGTTAGGCTCATCATACTGTGTAGTTCCATATCTATGCTGCACATACTTCCAATAGAAGTAAAACTGATAGTCATAAGGACTATCTATAAGTAACCTATTGCGTATCTGGTAGTACCCATAGTGTGATCCATTAACTGCATCTATGCGGTTACTACTCTCTCGATGAACTATCTCTGAATGACATGCATATTGCTTATCTGTTAATTGATAATCAGCTAATGAATGTAAATCATGATAGGCATCTATTGAGCCTGTTCCTACTGCAGTAGACTGCATAGACATAGCTATCCCAATAACGATGGCTACCGAGCGAGCTATCCGCGAAGCGGCTCGCTCTGAGCCCTTGAAGGCTCTAGCCGTTAGAGTACCAGACGTGTCAAGCATGTGGATAACTCTCGCGTTAAGTGCGTGTCGTACCCTACTTATCCACAGGTGTGCATAACTATTTATCTGTTGAATAGAATCCTGAACCTTTAAAGTGAACTGCTGGGACACTTGAATACACCTTTCGCATGGACTCCCCACAGAACGGGCAGTCGAGATCATGTGGCTCTGCTATTGAGAACTCTTGGTCATATCTGCTGTTAGATTGGCACTTCTCGTTGTTGCACTCGAACTCATAGATAGGCATTACTTACACGTCCTGCATGGCACATTGACCAACTTCCACGATCCGCATTGTGCGCATCTCTCAGGCTCAAGTTTATCAGAATCAGCTTGTGTTTCCCCATAAAGGGGTAGAAGTAGTTGCACCAAGTCTCCAAATCGCATAAACGCTAGATACTCTGCGGCATCTTCGCCTTGACCATTCATACGACACACCACGAAGGGAAGCTCTTTGCCCCCTGCTCTCTTGGTCGCTTGGCGCAACCACTCTAACGGCTGGAACGCCGATCTAGCCTTAACTTCAACGTCGAACGGGACGTTGGTTATATCTTTTCCAGCCCCTCGACCTACTCCTGCGCTTCTCCACCATTGCGAGAGATAGGCTGCCACCACTCGCTCGGTTCGCAGTCCTCGGTCTTTTCTGTGACGTGTCATGCCCTTCCAGCAGAATTAACAGTCCCGCATGCTTCGCAAGTCCACTCATGTTTCAAGTAGCGTTGACGAATCTGCTCACGGGTTGGAAACTTATTGCACAACTGACAAATCAACTGATAACCCAGTTCTTCAAGCAGCTTTGCGTTCTCTCTTAAATTGGCTTCTTGCTCTTCATTAGGGAATGACTCCCATTCGCCATCTTGGTTAAGGAATTGAATGTGTCCCATTAGTTATCCCTCGGCTTCCATGAACCATCAGCTGCAATGCTGTACCAAATCGGATCACATGGCACTTCTCCGCCTGGCATGTCCCTAGAGCTTGATGCTGGGCAACGCCACATGCCATAAGGCTTACCTGCTTTAGAAGTTCCTGTCTTCCATACACGCGCACCATGCTTGCAGCTCTCGTCTGGAGCTGTGCCACCAAGGACAGCTTTGACTGTCTCGACTGCTTGTTCCATAGTCTGAACTGGTGCTGCTTCCCATTGTGTCCATGGATCATCTGCCTTTGCTACTGGTACATATTCCTTTGATGTATCTGCCATCTTAGCCTTTACCTGCTCGATGTTAGCCTTTACCTCAGTTGCCTTAGCAACCTTGCTCATCTCTTCTCGAGATGCTCGTTTACCTTTAGTGGCATATCCAGCGTTAGCAAGCGCACGACCAATAGCAGACGTTTCGCAATTCTCAAGCGCAGAAGTAGCATTAACCCCTCGACCTTGAACTGTCTCTTCAGCAAGCCCAGTAGTCCAAGGTCTTGCGTCAGCTTCTGTTCTGTAAATACTAGCCTCAACAATAAATCGTCCTGCGCTAGATTCCAAGAGCTTCGTATGAATTTGCCCATCTGGGTGATCCTTCCAATACTTTACAAGTCGTTCTTCAACTGTCTCGTAATCATCTAAATTAAACATATAAATCATTTCCTTCCGTTAGTTGTCCAGAAATTGCCGCGTAGCCACAAAGGTCGATGATATTGTCTGGCTTTGGAGTTTCCATGCTTCTTGCGATTTTGACCAATGCCATACACATTGCCACCTGATGTGGCTCAATCGGCACTTCGAGGTATGCGCTCCAGAATGCGGCGGTTCGTGACATATTGTCCGAAGGGTGACCATAATCAAGTCCTCGGTCTTGGATAGTAGCTCGCGCTTCGTTGAGGTAGTCTCTAGCATTCATTGACCCACCTGCTGTAGCTGCTTTTCGTAATACTTGCGTACTGCCTTACGTCCTGCGACATATCCGTTAGCGTAGCCAGAGCGATTGCCTAGCCAGAACGCAAAGCAGACAAGTCCGAAGACTATGATCTGTCCTATTGTCATGATTGAGCCCTTCTGTTGTTGGTAAGACCAACTTTAGGGCATACGGGCGAAACAACCACCATTCTTTGATAACGAAACGATAACAATTTCGTCCACAGTTTCGTCTCCGAAGTCTGGTCTAGCGAACCCGTCCATAGACCTTGCCTTGAACGATGAACGTGCCGTTCTTTTCAATGTGGATAATGTCCACTTGCACGTTGCTTCCCTTGACATACATGATGGCGAAAGCCTGTTGCCAATTAGCCGTTCCCTTGGTGTATGAGGCTTGTTTGAAGTCCATGAGGTTTCCTACCTCAACTCCATGTAAAACACGCCCTAAACGGCCTCCAGAGGCTTCTGAGAAGGCACTACGCCCTGCTCTATGAGTATGCCCTGAGATGACGTTCTTGCCATGCCTACGGGCTGCCTCAAGGGCTGAGAGCCCGCCTAGATTCTTGATGGGGGTATGGTCGCCATGGACTGCAATCCAGTTAGGCGCGATAGCCATAGGGTTCTTGTGAAAGGTAATGCCAAGCTCGTCGAACTTCATAAACTTCTCAAAGCGCAGTTCTGGCAAGGATAGAAACGACGGAATCTTCTTCATGATCACGTTATATAGGCGATCTGTGTGATTAGACCTGATGCAGTCTGTTACGCCTAATTCCCATAAGAGATCAACGCAGCGGTCTCGGTCATCACCTAGGCTCTGCTCATAGGCTTGAGGTGTTCCCTCTGACCATTTGCTAATAGTCTGGAAGTCAATCTCGTCACCAATGGTGACTGTCTGGTCTGGCTTAAAGGTCTTAAGAAATCGTGCTATGTTGCGAGTGACGTGTACGTCCTCGAAAGGGACTTGTAAGTCCGAAAGTATTACGATTCTTTTAATCGTCGTCCTCATCTTCATAGGGGATATTATCTATGCGATTGGGAAGGTTAGGAATTATCCAGTCAGGGAATGTCTCGCGGTCAGCAAGAATCCAGAAGGCGTGAGTCTCTGTGAATCCTGCTTTGCGTAGTGACTTGTAGTATTCATTCAGCGCAATGCAGTAAGCATCAAGAGCTGAGTAAGTGTCTAAGTCTATGACTGGTCGCTTGCGTGCCATGACTTTATTATCGATCTAGAAGTATGTTGTAAATCTCATCGACACGCGAATTAAGTCGCTTAATTTCAGACAGTAAATGAGTAATGACGTACCCAGCCAAGCCTCCGATAATGCCAAGGCTGGCAAAGTAAAGAGTGAAGAAGCTTTCCTGCGTCACTTCTTGTCCACCGCATCAACCGCCGCTTCTACTGCATCGACTACTACGTCTGCGATTGCCTTCTTTGCGCGGTAAGCCTTGATAGCTGCACGAATAGCAGGGATAGCCATAAGTCCTAGTCCACCGATGATGATTGCTTCCATTATTTGCCTCCTAGCATTGGGATATTAAAGAACGAACTGTCTGTGTCGCCCGCTTTAGTAAAGCTGACGTGGATATGATGATTGTGCTTATTAATCCCATCGTAAGTACGCCAAGCCCAAGCCTTCTTGGAAGAAGATATTTTTCCGTTGAAGATGACATAAGAGATTCTCTTATCGCCAGACTTAGCGCAGAGTCGAATCTGATCTGCAATGTCAGGCATGAGGTCGGGCTTTGCCTTTCCAGATAAATCCCTGTCAATATCAATCGCTCGGACGATACCCGCTGCATCAGGATTGTGGTCAGAAGGACGTGCCGAATGACGAGTGTCGCCAATCCAGCCGTCTGAGGTGCGATCTCTATCTGGGTAACTATCATCGAATTGCTCCCGAAGTTGTTGCCCAGCTTTGCATAGGACTGGCTTCATGCCAGTAATAGCTTCGCTTCGTCTGCTGTGATCCCTAGCTTTTCAAGAAGCGCAGCCTTAGCAGTAGCAGCGGCTTCTGCCTGTGCTTCTTCTTCTGCCTTCTTCTCAGCTGCTAACTCTGCCTGATAAGCAAGTTCAGCAACCTCAGCGTCTGTGAGTTCAATGATTGACTCAACGCCTGTTTCGCAGTTGATTTCGATTCGTGTTGGGTTAGGCATTTTTTACTCCATATAGGTAGGCGGTTGAGTATTGGGCAAAAGCGGTTGCAGAGGTAATGATTGTCACTTGATTAACTGCGGCTGTGTTATTCCACAAGCCAGCCGATAAAACAACATAAGCCGTAGTTGCGTTGTTTTCTTGCACACCATCAAACGAAACTGATTTAGCAGTTGAGGCAGCATAATTAGGAATATAAACATCTATGTTTGCAAAAGTGCTAGCAGTAGCTCCTGCTCCATCATGAAGCCAAGCATAGATTAAGGTATCTGTTGTTCCTGCCGATGAAGAAGCAGCCGCGCCGTTGCCCTTTAATTGTCTCCATGTGTAATTTGTTGTAGCACCATTAAGGCGGATACCGCCGTCAATAGCAGCCCCCGCGTTTGTATCTCGCAAAGATAACTTCAAGCAAAGGTCTGTGTA